AGAGCGATCACCGAAGAGGCCATCGAGGACAACCTCTATGACCAGCTTTCGGCCCGCTACACCAAGGCGCTGGCAAGGTCGATGGCCTACACCAAACAGGTGAAAGCCGCTGCCGTCCTCAACAACGGCTTTAGCGGTTCTTTCCTCGGCGGCGATGGCGTTTCCCTTCTCTCCACCTCCCATCCGCTCGTCGCGGGCGGCGTCAACAGCAACATCGCTGCGGTCGCCACCGACCTGAACGAGACGGCATTGGAAAATGCGGTGATCGACATTGCCGCATGGACCGACGAACGTGGGTTGTTGATCGCTGCAAGACCTCGCAAGTTGATCATCGCCCCTGCGGGTCAGTTCATAGCTACTCGCATACTACAGACCGAGCAACGGGTTGATACGGCAAACAACGACATCAATGCCCTCAAGTCTAACGGAGCAATTCCGGAGGGTTATGGCGTGATGCACTATCTTACAGACCCTGACGCCTGGTTTTTAACTACCGATATACCTAACGGATTGAAGCATTTCGTGCGCGCTCCGTTGAAGACTGGTATGGACACTGACTTCGATACGGGTAATTATCGGTACAAGAGCCGCGAGAGGTACAGCTTCGGCTGGTCCGATCCGCTCGGCATCTACGGATCGCCGGGTGCTTGATACGGTTCTTGAGAGGCCGGGGGAAACCCCGGCCTTTTCCTAGCTCCCCCACACACGCAGACTGGCTAGGCAGACGCACAAGAGACGGCGTGTGAAATCCTTCTTGTGAAAGGTGCATACAATGGCTGCTACCAATTTCTCTGGCCCAGTCCTTTCGGCGGCTGGCTTTTCGTCCCCGGTTGGACTGAGTGCCGCGACCACCGTTCCCACCACGGCTGGCGGCTCGACCACTCCCGCCCTCCAGATTGGCACCGTCGCTGGCTTCGGCATCTTCTTCGGGTCTGGAGCGCCCTCGATCACGGCGGCGCAGGGATCGCTCTATCTGAATACGACCGGTTCCTCGACCTCGACGCGAGCCTATATCAACACGACCGGCTCGACCGTCTGGACCGCCATCACCACCGCCGCATAAGGGAGGCGTTCATGGCCTATGCTGCCGCAGATGCCGCTCCAGCTAAACAGTGGCGAGCCATCACCACCTCCGATACCGTCAATCTCCCGGCTGGTTGCCGGGGGATTTATGTCGGCGGCGCGGGCAATGTCGTACTGGTCGGTGACGACAACACCGCCGTCACCTTCACGGCGGTTCCGGTTGGAACATTTATTCCATGCGGGGCCAAGCGGGTGAATGCCACCAGCACCACGGCGACTTTGCTTGTCGCTCTCTATTAGGGGCGAAGCTGATGCCCGGCCTCGGTGTCCGTCTCTGGAACCCCCAATACAGGACGGTTGGCATCGAAAATCCACTGACGGTCTTCAATGGCTATATCGCTGATGCCGTCAGTCTCGATGGCTACACCTTCCCCTTCCATTCCTACACCGGCCACTTCCTCGTTCGCATGGTCGGTCGTGCCAACAAGGCAACACGCCCTCTCAATATTCAGGTCCGGTGGAATAGCACCCTACTGACGGAGCAGTCGTTCTTCGTGGAGAGCGGGGCTGGTGGAACCTTTGCCGGGTTGTGGACGATGGTCGGCGCGACACCGGCCCTCGGCAGCATTGTCATCACCTGTGGTACTGGCAATGCCGGATGCTGCGCCATCCGCTGTGGCGAGATATCCGGCAAACCGACACCCGTGAACGGGCTGGCCAAGGCTGGTTATTCGTTCACCCGCACGATGATCGGTGGTCATGCCATGCTGGTGGTTGGCGGGTGCGCCGATGCGACAGCTTTTCCGCTCTCCTCCCCTGACTTAGATACGCAGTATGGCATCCAGATACCGGCCAAGACGGATTTGCCGAACCGGCATGACGGCCTGTCGGCCTATTTCGGCCTGACCTATGTTAATCCCACGGATAGTACCTACGACATCATCCCACAGCTACCGATTGCCGGGGTGATCGCCGCCCTCGAAATCAAGCTCTGAGGTGTGCCATGCCCTCAAAAACACCGAAGCAAGCCAAGTTCATGAAAGCCGTCGCGCACGGGTTCAAGCCGGACAAGTTCAAGGGTCCATCGAAGGGTGTGGCCAAGGAATTCGTCAAGGCTGACCAGCGCAAGGGCAAGAGGAAGCGGATCATATGACCACTTCAGGCACCACCACCTTCGGTCCCGACATCATCGACCTTATTGAGGACGCCTATGAGATGGTGGGGATCGAGGTGCGTGGCGGCTACGACATGAAGACCGCGCGCCGTTCCCTCGACATGCTGTTCCGTGAGTGGGGCAATCGCGGCATCAACATGTGGACGCTCAAGCAGTTCACCGTGCCGGTCGTGGCTACCGGCTACACCCTTGTGGTCACGCTGCCAGCCGACACCATCGACCTGTTGGACGCGGCATGGCGCACCGGCACTGGCGAAGCGCAGATCGATGCCTCGCTGACCCGGCTCAGTGGGATGCAGTGGGCTAGCCTCTCCAACAAGAACCAGACCGCTGGCGGGCCATCGCAATACTATGTGCAGCGCGTGGTGCCGCCGATACTCAGGTTGTGGCCATCGCCAACGGAGGACGGCACCATCGTCTGCTGGGGGCTGCGCTCCATTGAGGACACCGGGGCCTACACCAACACGGCTGACATCCCGCCCCGCTTCCTACCGGCGCTGGTGTCAGGGCTGGCCTACTACCTCGCCCTGAAGTCACCCAATGCGGCACCGCGCATCCCGATGCTTCAGGCAGAGTACGACCGCCAATGGACGCTGGCTGCGGAAGAGGACCGCGACCGGGCGTCGTTCGTCATGGTCCCCGATCTGAGCGCCTATAATCGATGAAGCCAGTACCGGGGATTTGCGACAGATGTGGCCTTCGCTTCAAGCTGTCCTCCCTTCGTGACGAGTACCTTCTCGGTCGCCCGACCGGGATAAGGGTCTGCAAGCAGTGCTACGACGAGAGCCATCCGCAACTCGACACGCGCGGCGTCAAGACCAACGACCAGCAATCCGTGAAAGACAGCCGCTCTGACCGGGCCGAACTGGCTGAGAGCCGCCGCATGATGGGCTGGAACCCAGTGGGCATGGTGACCACCAGCACATCCATCGTCAGCGTCGGCAGGGTTACCGTGAGGATCACATGAACTGGGGTGCCATCAAGGCTGCTGTAGGACAGTATCTGGAGAACGAGGAAGCGACGTTCGTCGGCAACTTCCCGCTGTTCGCTCGGCTGTGCGAGGAGGACATCTACCGCAAGGTCCAGCTTCCTGTTTCACGGGAAACATCGGTCACCACGATCTTCGCCAACGACAACCTCCTGACGATCCCCACCAACGCCATGTCGATCTATTCGCTGGCTCTCACCACGCCGCAGTTCAGCTACCTCCAACTCAAGGACGAAGCCTTCCTGCGCGAGGTCTACCCTGACCCATTGGTGACCGGGATACCGCGCTTCTTCGCGGTGCGCGACGAGAGCGATCTGCTTCTCGCCCCAACGCCGAACCAGAACTACAACGTGCAGATGCACTACTTCTTCAAGCCGGTTTCGATTGGCTTCAACGACAACAATCTCAACGAGACTTGGCTGTCCAGCAACGCTGAGAACGCCCTGATCTTTGGCATCATCTGCCAAGGCTACATCTACGAGAAGGGCGATCAGGACGTGATCGCCGCCTACACGAAGCAGTACGAGACAGCGCTGGCCGATCTCAAGGGGATCGCTGAAGGACGCCAGAAGAAAGACACCTATCGCCAGACTGACCAGAGGTTGCCGACATGAGTTGGACCCCTAAGAACGAGATGGCGGTGGGGAATGTCATGGTCGTCACGACCAGTGGGGAGGGGCATCCGCCTGAGTTCTTTGCGGAGCGCATCGTCGCCAAGCTGATCACCGTTGCCGACACCGCCCCGGAGCCGATCAGGGCGCAAGCCCACGCCTATCGAGACAGCATGTACGCCATCGTGTTGGACGGCATCAACCGCGCCATCGCTTCTGATCGCGCCTATCGGAAATAGAGGAGAATTCAATGGCCATTACTCAGGCAGTCTGCACCAGCTTCAAAAAGGAATTGCTGCAAGCACAGCACAATTTCACGACCTCGACCGGCAACACCTTCAAGATCGCCCTCTACACATCGACGGCGACCATGGATGCCACGACCACGGTCTATTCCACGACCAACGAGACGACCGGCACCAACTATACCGCTGGTGGCAATACGCTGACCATTGGTGCTTCGCTACCCGGTACGTCAGGCACCACGGCGTGGGCTGACTTCGATGACAGCACTTGGGCAACCTCGACTATCACGGCGAGGGGAGCGTTGATTTATAACTCAACCTCATCGAATAAGAGCGTGGTGGTGCTGGACTTCGGCTCCGACAAAACCAGTTCGGCAGGAAGCTTCACCATCGTGTTCCCGACCGCTGACGCTACCAATGCGATTATCCGAATTGCCTGAGAGGTCGCATGGCTATTGACGTTCAGATATTCACCACAGGAACTAGTGATTGGATCAAACCAGTCGGCGCGGCCCCCGGCACGCCTGTTCAAGTCATCCTCGTCGGTGGCGGCGGAGGTGGTGGAGGTGGTGACAAACGAGCCTCTGGTACGATTTCCACTGGTGGAGGTGGGGGTGGTGGCGGAGGTCGTCTTGAGTTCTGGTGCGACGCCAATGATCTTGGCTCTACTGAAGCCTACGCCGTAGGCGCAGGCGGAACGTCTGGTACGGCTGGCACAGGCTCTGGGGCAGTCACTGGTGGCGTCGGAGGCACGAGTACGTTTGGCGGTACGACCATCTCTCAACATTTTGCTTATGGCGGAGGGGGTGGTGGACCGGGTGGCGCTGCTGTCGCTGCCCAAGGCGGCGGCGGTGCGGGTACTGCCGGTGCCGGTGGTAACGGTTCTGCTTCTGCCGGTGGTGCCGGAGCTATTGGTGGTGCCGCTGGTGGCTCCAACGGTGGTGCCGCCGGGACGTTTGCCGGTGGAGCCGGTGGCGGCGGCGGTCAGGCAGCGGGTACCGTAGGCGGCCCCGGAGGTACTTCGGTCTATGGCGGTGCAGCCGGTGGCGGCGGCGGTGGCAAAACAGTCACGCCTTCTTACTCTGCCGGTGGCGGCGTAAACGCGAACGGTTCTCGTGAGGTTCCGAGTTCTGCTGGCGCTACTGCCTCGTCTGGCATCTCCGGTTATGAAGGATTGCCGGGTATCTTCGGCTGGTGTGGCTCCGGAGGTGGCGGTGGTGGTTCTTCTGCCACAACTGCCGGTGCTGGTGGCAATGGCGGTTATGGCGGTGGTGGTGCAGGAGGCGGAGGCGCTTCTATCACAGCCGGGACTGCTGGGGACGGTGGTGTTGGTGGGACTGGCTACATCATCGTTATCTGTCACATGGATGCCAAGTTTGAGCGCTTCACGTCAGGCACCGCCGCGACATGGACGCAAGAAAGCTGGGCTGAGAGCCACAAGATCATGCTGGTTGGCGGCGGTGGAGCCGGTGCCGGTGGCGGTCGTCGCGCGTCTGCCACGGCTGGAACTGGTGGCGGTGGTGGCGGTGGTGGCGCTGTCATCAAGCTCGATCTCGTGGCCAGCCAACTGGCCAGCACCGAAACCTACACGGTTGGCGATGCCAAGACGGGCGGTGTCGCAGCCAGTTCGGACACCTCCAGCGGCACGGCAGGCACGGCTGGCAACAATACGACCTTCACGATCAACGGCGTCACAAAGACCGCCTACGCCGGGGGCGGTGGTGGTG